TGTCCAGCAAAGGGAAGGTTTTTGTTGAGCCTGAAATTATGATGGTTACAACAAACATCAAAGATTTGGATGCGCGTGCGTATTCCAATTGTCCTTATTCTGTGCAGAGACGCATGCATGTTGTCATTACTGTCAATGCCAAGCGAGAATTCCAATATTTGGATTCTGAGGGAAGACCCATAGGAGTTAACAGTTAATTGGTAGATGCTGCGTATGAAGGCATGAGTGAACCGCCTTTGTTTGACGACATTTGGACACTGACCGTTGAAAGGGCTGTTATGCCCGAAAAGTTGACGAGTCGAGCACCCTATGAAGTTATGAAATACAACGGCGTTGAATTGAAGGATGTTGATTTTGAAACTGTTTTAAATTTCATGATTGATAAGTTTCATAGACACAAACAGACACAGGAAGGCATTATTGAACGTATGAAATTGCGTCAACGAAAGCTTGAATTGTGTGGTATTGATGGATGTAGACAGATAAAAGATTATTGCAAGAAACACAAGGATTGCTGTGATTCAGTAATTTGTTTGCGCGATCTTGAACAGCACAATTTTAGCGATGTTGATAGTGTGGAAGAACTTTATGATAGTTCGCAGGATGAAAATTCCGATGGCAACACTGTTGATTCCGAAATGTGCAGCGTTGTTCACAGAGAGATTTCAAATGACGAAATTGAGGCCTGTCTCGCCATGGTCCAGGAAAGGGAAATCGCTGATGGTGATCCTCTTGCTGGTTTTAGCGTTTTTGGGGATTTGAGTCGACTTCATGATGATGATGATGATCCCTTGGAGGACTACGATCCCCATTGGGGGGAAGAGATTGTTAGTAGCATTGAGAAGTCAGGCCAGACTATTTATAATCGTATATCCAACGATTTGTTTGGCCTGAGCACTGCAACTGAGAGTCTCACTGCTTATATGATATTGCGTGCTGGAAGGAAGTTCTCTCGCCATTGGGATTGGATGTCTCTGGTTCCTACACCATGGTTAAATAATGACAGATTTTTCCAATTTTGTATGCTTGGATCACAGAGTAGATTGAAGTTCCGGTATGTGCGATTGACAGTTGCATTGTGGACATCAATTGGGGCTACATGCTATATGGTTCGTAATAGGGATCCAATCATGTTCAAACCACTTTTGCCAATATCCCTGTTTGGTGGATGTTGTGTGCAGCGAACAATGGTTCGCATTGTCGAACACCAGTTTCGCAAAGAGTTGCGTAGGCGCAATACAATTGCGCCAATGTTTGAAGATTTGCGCAATCGGCATATTGGCAATTTGTGTAAAGCTGGAGGCATTATTGCTGTCCTTTACGGAATTTCACGAGTGTATAAAGCTTGGCGTAAGAAGCGAAATACTCTTGAAGCGCATGGTTCATTGCATCCTATGACGCGAGAAGAAGTGGAAAAACGAGATGCGGAGGTTAGTCCTTGGACGCCAATCGTTGAGCGTCCATTGCCTGTGCAGAGCGTCGCAAGGAATACCACATCGACACAGTTGAAGGATATGTTACTGACGAATTTGAGATATGCATCTATTAAGACTTCTGAAGGACGAATGGCTGCAAATTGTTTGTTTTTGAGATCGAATTTATTGTTATTGCCTCAGCATTATTTTATTGACGATGAATTAGATGTTGATTTCATATATACAGATCCTGATGCTAATGGTGGTAAATTTTCTGCAATTTTGAGCAAAAGTACAGCATATTTTGTGCCTGGCACTGATATTGCGATGTGTTATGTGCCCAATGGTGGATCGTTTCGAG